TTTTTCTTAAATTTGTAGCTATGGCCGCAACGATTAAAGCACCCGTTATTTTTACCGCAAATGACAAGCTAAGTCCTACTTTGCGTCGCATGAGCGCCAACGTGCATGGCTTCGCTTCTAAGGCTTCCGTGGGTATTGCTAGGGTAGAACATCGATTTAATAGATTATTGAGGCCTATACGAAGGGCGCAGCGTCAATTAGGTCAATTTGGTTTATTAGCTGGTGGATTTCTAGCGTTTGCAGTTTTTAAAGGGATTACGGATTTTGAAGAGGGTTTAGTTGGCGTAGGTAAAACCACAGGGACAAGCGGTCAGGAACTAAAGCAATTAGGAGCGGATTTTATAGATTTGTCAGATAGTATGCGAGGTGTTTCAACTCAATCACTATTGGAATTCGGTGAAACCGCTGGGCAATTAGGTGTTACGGGTTCTGAAAATATCTTAAAATTTTCTGGTACAATGGCTAAACTAGAAAGTGCCACTAATGTAGCTGGAGAGGAAGGTGCTTCAAGTATTGCTAGGCTATTAACATTAACAGGCGAAGGTGTTGGAACAATAGATCAATTCAGTGCTGCTTTGGTAGGACTTGGTAACAACTCAGCTGCTAAGGAGTCAGATATTTTAAGTGTAGCTAGTGAGGTTGCCCGAGGAACACAGGCTTATGGTCTGCAAGCCACGGAGATACTAGGACTATCAACCGCGTTAAAGTCTTTAGACGTACGCCCAGAAGCGGCCGGTACTGCCGTTGCAAAAGTATTTAGAGGAATAGAAATGGCTACTATAAAAGGAGGAAAATCATTAGAAAGCTACGCTAAAGTCATGGATATGACATCTTCGGAAGTGGTAAAAAGTTTTGGCGAAAATCCTCGAAAAGCGTTTATGTCTTTTATTGGTGGATTAAATAAAATATCTAAAGAAGGGGGTTCTGTTGCTAAAGCTTTACTAGACACTAGTTTAAGCGGTGAAACGGTTTCAAAAGGTATTGTTCCTCTAGCCACACATTTTGAAATGCTTAATAAAAAAATGTCTCAAGGTGCTAAATTTTATAAAGAAAACACAGCATTAAATGATGAGTTTGAAAATTCGACAAAAACAATTAATACAGCTCTAGCTGATGTGGCTAAATCATTTACTAATTTAACATTAAAAACCGCAACTTCTGGAAGCGGTTTAGAAACCTTGCAGACTGTTTTGTTCTTTGTTTCTGATAACATGGAGACATTAGTTGTGGCGGGTGCAGCTTTAGCTGGAACAATGCTATTAGTTAAGACGGCAATTGTAGCTTCTAAAATAGCTCTATTTGCTTACAATGTTGTTATGGGTGTAAGTACTGCAATTACCCAAACAAATAAAAGAGCCCTAATACAGAACGCTGTGGCTCAAGGAGCTTATAGAACCGCAATGTTTTTAGGAACTGCCGCTACTTCTATAGCAACCGCAGCCACTACAGCTTTTGGAATAGCAGTGAGTCTAACCACATGGCCTATATTACTTATTGTTGCTGCTATTTTAGCCGCTATTGCTATATTTATTTATTGGGATGAAATTATGGAATTTGTAAAGGAACAAATGATTAATCTTGCTGGCGTAATTGGTAGTGCTTGGGGAAAAATCACTAAATTTTTTGAAGAATTTGACTTTCTAGATTTCTTCAAAGGAATTGGTAACGCGTTGATTACTTATATGCTGCTTCCTTTAAAATCCATGTTGTCTCTTTTATCTAAATTGCCTGGAAAGCTTGGAGATTTAGCAAGCGATGGATTAGATAAGCTCAACGAAATGGAAGCCAATTTTAATTTTGATAGGAACGGAGACGAAAGCGGTGTTTTGCCAAATAGCTCGCAAGCTGCAAGCCAACAAACAACCGAAACAATTAGAGACAGCAATATTAACCTTACAGTGAAAGACAAAGGAGGTAATGTTGAAAAAGTTTATCAAGACGGAACGGCTATACCTATAAGAATGCAGAATACAGTAGGAGTTTTAAATTACGGTAATTAGGTAATTAATTAAATAAATCATAACCATGTCAACAAGCAAAATATAAAGCGATGTCAACAAAAGATATAAATTTATTTGAAGGAGGATCTGGAGGTGAAATGAGGATTTTAAACTCTGATCTTTTGATGGCAGAAACTATTTATCAAACTATTTATTTAGCTCTTTACGGTGGCAACGTTGAGCAAAATACTACAAGCGAGGAAACGGATTTAGAGGAGAATTTTGACTATTGGGGTAACCAATTATTTTATTCTAACAATACAGATAAATGGTTTAATTCACAAACGGAAAGGACTTTGTCGACCGTCTCGTTAAATGGAGAGGGTAGGAAATTAATCGAGGATGCAGTTAATGCGGATTTACAATTTCTTAATAATGTGGTTAATTTCGAGGTTGAGGTTAGTATCTCATCTAATAATAGAGCAGAAATATCTATATTTATTTCAGAATTTCAAAATCAAGCTAATCGACAATTAAAAATGGTTTGGGAAAATTCAAGAAATGAATTAATAATACAGGAAATTATATGACAACAATATTAGAATTAAAAGATCAAATCAGCAAAGATCTTCGGAATAGACTTAATATATCGGATGATAATTTAAAAAAAGTTTTAGACGCTTTGTCTGGAGTTTTAGCTGCTCAATTTAAACTGGCTTATTTAGGATTAGAAGATACTCAAAGAAACTTATATCCAGATACCGCAGATACTTTTGAAAATGGCGGATCTTTAAATCGTTTAGGAAGAATTTATTTAAATCGAGAAATAAGACCAGCCACCTCTGCAATTTATAGGGTAAATGTTACAGGCGTAGAGGATAGCGTTTTGAGGAGCGGACTGACTTTTAAATCAAATATTGATTCAGAAAATCCAAATAAGTTATATATTTTAGAAAATGAATATACATTAACAGGCACGGATGATACAATTACTGTGAGATCAATTGGTGGTGGTTTAGATTATTTTCAAGATAATGACAATAATCTAACAATTACGGAACCAGTTATTGGTGTAGATAAAACGGTGGTAATAAATAAAGATGGAGCTGGATCTCTTTTTCAAGATCCAGTTAATGCAGAAACGACTCAAGAATTTAGAAATGCAATTTTAAACGCTATTCAATTGGAGCCTCAAGGCGGCTCAAAATCTGACTATCGGATTTGGGCTTCGGATGCTGCTGGAGTTCGTTTTGTTTATCCGTATGTGAAAGATGGAGAAGCTGGAACTGTTCAAGTATTTGTAGAATCTTCTGATAATGGAGGCGTTCCCACTCAATCTATTTTAGACGAAGTGGAAGAAGTTATTAATTTTGATCCAGACGAAACCAGACCATTATCTGAAAGGTCAAGGCGCCCAATACAAGTTTACTTGGAGGTTTTGCCAATTGATCCTGTAGATGTAGAGATAAACATTACGGGATTAATAGATAGTAGCACTGAGATAAGAAATGCAATAGAATTAAACTTAATTGCTTTTCTTAAGAATATTAGACCGTTTGTTGATGGAGCTGATTTATTAAGAAACAAAAATGATATATTATTTGTCGCAAGATTACAGGGGGTTGTTACTGATGTTTTAGATGCTGATAATTTTTTCAATGATTTCAGCATGTTAATTGATGGAGTAACTCAAACAAGTTTTATATTTTCAAAAGAAAAAATACCAAATCTGATAAATGTAAATTACTTATAATGAGCGAAAAAACACAGCATGGAATAAATGCTAAATACGGAATAAGAACTCGACATAAATTTCCAGAAAGTTCAATTCAAACGGAAGATAATGTTTTAGTTACTGAATTATCAAATTTAGTAAATGAGTTGTACCCAACAGGTCGCGCATTTTACAAGCAAAAAGGGGGAACTTTTGATTTACTTCATGATGCAATTAATTTGAGTTTTTTGAGATTTGTCAAGAAATACAGAAATTTAATAGATGCTAGTATTCCTGATAACGAAAACTTTACTGCTGATGACGCTTCTTTTTTAGAATTTAAATATGGATTAATTGATGGCACTGGAAATGATTTAGAACTTAGAAAATCGTCATTAAGGCGGAAAATGGGCCATCCAAACAACATAAAAGGAAGGCAATCAAAAAATTTTATAGAGGATCAGTTAAGAATTTCTGGTTTTAATGTTCGTGTTTTTGAAAACACACCTACATTTGCTTCCGTAGGGATTGGATCAGTAACCTCGAATATACCTATATATAAAACACCTGGAGAAATTGGAGCAGAAGCGGTGGAATCAACTCAGCACGGAGAAGAAACTCAGCACGGAGAAGGGTCTTTTCATGGAGGTGTAACTTTTGAAGTAATTGCAAATAAAATAGATGCAAACGAATCCTATGGCGTTGGCTCTAATCTATGGGCTAGCTTTTTTATTTGCGGTGAAAATCTTGGCGAAAACGCTGTAATTCCAGAAAGCAGAAGGCGGGAGTTTAGAGAATTAGTATTAAAATTAAAACCAGCTCATTTAGCTGCGTATATATTTGTTAACTTTACATAAATAAAAAATAATGGCTAGAAATAAAGCAACCTTAGTAAATATAGACCTTTCAGATCCTTCAAACTATCTAAACGGCAGGATAAAAGATAACACAGGGTCTGGAGATGGAACACCTGTTAATGAAAGGGTTTATGGAGATATTCACCAATTAGTAGCAAAACTGATGAATTTAGCTGGTCTATCTTTTAACCTCTTACCAGAAAATGAAGCAAACGGCTATCAACTTATTGAATCGTTAAGAAGTTTAGCTACAAAAAATGATTTAAATTATGATTTAAGTAAATCAGGGAGTATTTTAACTTTGCCTATTAGGTTAAATAAAGTAACTGAAAACGAAATATTAAGAGCTAAAGCAGGCTTTAATAAAGGATCGGAAACTACAATTAAGGGTACTCTAGACAACGCAAATAAACCTGTTTCTTATTTAGGTGATTTTAAGGAAAATGAATATGTAAGATTAATCAATACGGCTTCAAGCGTGTTAATTATACGGGAGGTAGACGCTTTTAATTTAGGAACTGCAATAGATGAACTAGCATATTTAAAAGCAGCTACGCAGCCACAAGAAAACGCGGGAACGCTTAACGCAGTTGCAACTACTCCGCTGAGAAATAAAACAGCGTTTACGGAAAGGGTTGTCGGTTCCGATAGTGATGATTATTTAGCTAATACAAATAGAAACGGTTTATTATCTGCCGCTCAATGGGACATCATAAACGGCATTGGAACGCCAGCTCTAAGGAATAGAGGTAGTTTTATACTAGGAAATGTAACAGCTTCCGCAGTAGGTACAACTTTTGTTTCAAGCGGAGATATTACAGCGCAAAAAACAGGTGAAACAGCAAATGGTGATGAAGTTACTTTAACATTTGCTAATGCAATGGATGATTTAGACTATAAATTTATTATGAGTTTGCAAAGTTTAGGAACTTTTGGATTTGATAATGATATTAAACCTTTAAATTTTAAAACCTCAAATACAACGACAGGGAAAATATTTATTGAACAAACAAATTCAATTCCACAAAATATTAAAATTCATATTGATGTAATTCAACTATAAAATAAAATAAATGAGAACAATAAGAGATTTACCAATCGTACAGGACGGAAATAATACGCTTTTTCCAGACGGACAAATTAAAAACGAAACGGCAACTCAAGACGGAACTCCAGTTGTTAGGGAAATTTACGGCGATGTTATAACTAACATTTATAAAATTATAAGAGATGCGGGGGTTGATTTTACAGAAACAGAAGACAGCGAAAGCACTCAATACCAGCTCCTTGATGCTTTAAAAGTATTTGTAAATGAGCTAAAC